ACATACTTTCTAAAGTGAGAAGAACGCAGTCGGCGAAGTTCAATATTTAGATATTCTAGAATGGCTTCAATCTCCTGCAATTGATTAAATCTTGTTTCCACCACAGCAGGCATAATTGCCGCTGCCTTTTCAATTCTACCAGAAATTGCAGTTTCTTGCTTTGCTTTTATAAGTTCATTCTCAAAGAATTTTACTGCATCGGGTATGTTTGAAATATCCTTGGAAACCTTATCATACCAATTTGTCATTTAATCGTCCCATTCATTGTGTTCACCGGGTTCGTCTTCTAGAGCATATTCAATTGCCGTATCAAGATAGGTATCAATTCCTAGCATACCCTCGAGAGTAGTTTCGGTAATGTCATAGTCTAAAAGTAAGTTAACGAACTCTGATGCGGCATCCTGCTTGTCCTTTTCGGGAATTCGCTCGCCCAGCACGTTCCAAACATCGGCAAGTAGATCCTGGTTCATATTCTTATTCTCCATTGACAGATTCTGCTTCTACCTCCACGGTTTCTTCTGCGTCTGCAATGTCTGGCTTGTTAGCAATGTCCTTGATGATCATATCAAGTTTTTCACCAGCCCAGCCCTTTCTGTATTCCAAATGCACTTCCCCGTTGAGGTCAGTGTATTTAAGTCGATTGCCATCTTTTTTAAGAATACCTTTGGCTTCGAAAAGATCAACCAATCCACTGTAAGGATCCATTCCTGTTTCGTATGGAATCTTAACTTGGACTGATTCAAAAGGTTTTGCGTAACGTGTTTTCATTACCTTACAGGCTGCTCTAATACCTCGAACATCCGTAACCTTATTGCCGTCTTCGTCTTCTTTAAGTTTTAATTTACGCATAGCGACCACAATTGAGCTTGCATAGATAAAGCCTTGTCCGCCTGATATCTTATCATCCGGATCAAACATATCCTGTGAAGCATATGTGTGGTTGGTGCATACCATGCCCACGTTATAACTACCAATCATGTTAACTGTGTTACGAACGAGTGCTGTCAGTGCCTTGGGCTTACGACCCATATCACCCTTCATATCACCCTTCTGGAACTGATCAACATCAGTTGGTGTTAGCAACATGCCCAGTGAGTCAATGACGAACAATACCTTTGGACGTTCATCTTCCGCCATTTCTCTATATTCTTTCATGAATTCTGATACTGTCTTAGCGACATCATCAATCATCGACATGTTTAGTTTTAATAGTTTTTCTTCTGAAGTATCAACATTCAGAGCCTGCAACCATTTTTCGTCTAGTGCATTTTCTGAATCGATCAGCACAACAAATATACCCTGTTCCTGTGCTGCCTTTACGATGTTTGCCGAACAGAAATAGGATTTACCCGATCCTGATTCACCCGCAAACACGGTAACCTTACCTAGTGGAACACCCTTGTGGAAGTCGCCACTGATCAAATAGTTTAGTGCTAGATTTCCTGTGGAAACCCAGTCTGTGGGATCATTAAATCCCACGCCAAGACCATCAATGCTCTTGGTTAGTGTTTTTCTAAATTTAGAAATATCAAATGCTTTTGCCATATTGTCCTTTCCTTTTTAAGAAGCATGGAAGATCTCTCTGGTTACCGAATGGAGATTTTGTCGGAACTTCCACACAAGCTCTTTACTATTGCTGCCTATTTCGGATCATTGCAAGAATGTCCTGTGCTCTGTTAGCACTGTCGCCGGCCTGTGCTGGCTTTTCAGTTTTGGTTTCAGCCGCTGGTGCTGCCGGAGCAGTTTCAGTTACTGGAGCCGCTGCTGGTGCTTCTTTTGGAGCAGATGCTGACTTGTTTGGATCACCAGTATTTTGGCTCATTCCAGCCGGTTTAAAATACTGACCCCAACGATCCATATCATATGCTTCGCCATCAACAGATGCCTCAAACATTTCCTTCATAACCTTAAGTTCTACGTCAGTAGGTTTCTTTGGTAGGAAGTCATTTAGATTGAAAAGACCGTGTGCTTCAATTGCTGCTTTTTCATCATCAGTCAATGAACGCTCTCTGCGTGACCATTGTGAAGTTGAATAATCTGCATATCCACCCTTGGATGTTTTCTTGATACGGAAATCAACACCCTTCATATAGTCAGTTGGTAGTTCTTCCAATTCAGGATCCATTAATGCACCCTTAATAATTTGGAAAATCTGTGGACCAATGATAAAGCGTCTAATTGGATTTTCTGGTTTAGAATCTTCGTTAAGTGGATCTTCATTTATAAATCCTTGGAAGATGTATGAACGTTTTTTCCAATACTTACGTCCCATGTCTTCTAATGACTTGTCCTTGAACCATCCACGAACCTCTGAAAGAATCGGACACGCTGTTCCGTCATTATACATTTCCACGCATGGAACCTGCACAATTACGTTACGGTTGTCTGACTCGCCCTTGATACCTGCGAAAGGTAATTTGATCATCGCACGTTCTACCCAAAAGAATGTGTTGGCAGTGTTACCGTCTGGTAAGAATCTTACCACGGCTTCCTTGCCTTCTTGCATATTCCAATGTGGGTAAATTGCGTTGTCTCCGCCACCAGTAGAATTACCAGTTGAGCGATTTTGCTGTTCCGCTAGTTTTGCGCGGATTTCTGCTAATGATGCCATTTTGTAGCCTCCTTTGTTTGCCTAATAAAAAATGTCATTTATGCCTAATGCACAATATGTATTATGTGCTCTTTTATTTATATTGTCAAGCAGATTTTTCTAAATAATCTGACTTTTTAATTCCAAATTAGATTACAGAGCAGGGTGTTTCTTCCAAACAGGGCCAGTCTGTTGCCGGACCACCGCAAACACCTGCCAGCACCACGGGTTCGTATGCT